AAATGTCTGGTTAATAAAATTTATCGTAGGTTCATCTATCATATTTATCTCAATTCGTATGTTCCAGTACTTGTAGGCCTTGGGCTTTCCTTTTCGATGCTCAAGTCGTTGCTTGTAAGTGATGCAACCTTCACCATCAAATAGACCAGCAAGATATGCCATAACTTCATTGTGTGATGCCATACGTTATCCTAATCATCCCTCTCACTGGATCCCAAAAGATATCCTCAATCTTTTTTTGTTGACTGCAACTCATCAGGAACAACAGGAGTATAATCCCTAGCCCAAATCGCTTCATCTATCTCTCCTTCCGACCAACAGTTTAAGCACTGTACAACCGTATTCATTTCCGTTTTCAAATATCCGTTGCCTTTGCATTCTGGACATATCCTCCTACCTGTCGACATAGTCGTGTGTATACTTCGGTATGTGCTTGTAGTCTTTTTTAACAAAGGGTTTCTTTGCCTTTACTACTTCAAGACGCACGACGTTGTGTATACCTTTACTTATTCTATCTCTCTCAGATAGAATAAACGCCTCCCTTTCAATAACTTTGTTTAGCATTTTTTTTCTTACGTAGTTAGGATCTCTACCAGCTAACCCACACACGTAATTAAAATTACTACCGTGTTTAATCCAACTTAAAGCCTCCAATGCTGATCTCTCATCTGCTGAGTAAAATGCATCATCAAAAGCTTTAGCCAGGACTGCAATCCAAAGCTTTTGCTCTGGTTCTTTGTTGTTCTCCACTATGTGGATAACATCATTATTTAGAAACGGTGTTCGATATTTTCCCATTTAACTTCCTAACTTTCTCGTTTGCCAGTTTCTCTATCGTCTTAGAAATGGACAAAGTGACATCGGGGTCAATTAGTTTAGACAATGTCTCCAGTTTCTTGTATGTTGCGTGAGATAACGAAGCGTTTCTATATTTTGTTGTGTCTGTCATGTTCTTTCCTTTCACACAATATAGGATAATCATATAGGATTGTCAATGAAATTTATTTTAATTATGAAAATATGTTCTGCCCTGTCTGGCAACTGTCTACCCGAACACAACGGTGGCGTGCATGATACTTGGTATGACTGTGCAGCTTCTGGAACGTTAAATACCTTAAATGCTTTAACAGAATTAGGTAGAGAAGATGTTAATAAAAGAAAGCTTTTCGTTACTTTTAGGTGTGATCCAATTATAGGTGCTTGACATTGTGTCAAAATTATGACAGAGATAATTATCTTTTCTCACCTTTAAAACCTATTTCTCATTTCCCTCGTAGAGATAGGTTCGTTTATTGTGGTTCATCACCACCACATATATACCCAATGACTTGTTTGCCATCATACATATGGTAGGTGTGACTACTAAATAATTTTCTTTTCTTTTGTTCGTGAATTGTAACGTGAGTATGAAACCAACTAGAACAAGACGTGTGTATTTCAAAACTATCTAATTTAATATCACCGAATGTAGTTAAGTACATCAATGTTATGATTATAGGCTTCATTAGAATGATTCTAAACTAACGACCTTGGCCCCTATACTTCTTACGGTGGGGTTTACGTTTGGAAAATTTTTTTGCGTGTCGACCTGGACGCTTTTTGGGTGTCCTTTTTGTATAATTATTTACACCAAATTTAGGCTTTTTCTTGGCCATCGTCGTCGAACTCTCTTACTTTAAAAGCTGTTTCTTTATTAGCTATTACGTATTTAATGACCCCGTTTATCTTTTGCTCTAAATCATGTCCGCAGTTTACACAACGATACATACCAGGTTCAAAACTAACTAACAGTGTATCTGTTCTACACTCTGGACAATTGCCCGTTACTATTGTGTGTTCTAAGTGTCCTATTCTAACCATGGTTTGTATCTCACCTTACCATCTTCTCTAAAAGCACGCAATGATTGTTGTCTGTTAGCTTCTGATGAATAACTACAATGTATCCAGCCCGATGTTGGTTCGTTATCACGGTAAAATTCTAAGATGAGCTGGTCAAATTCTAACTCATTTTTAATCCAAAGAGCTAGCTCTCTATTGTCTACACCAGGTATCTCAAAGTCTGCTGCAGCTGCACCATCGTCAGCTACGTGTTGACTGGTAATTTTGCTACCTATCTCTGTACAAAGCTGGGCACAACGGAAGCCTGATGATATAATTAATGGTTTATCAAAGTGTGAGCGAACTGGTTGCAATATGTTTACTGCTAAAGCTTTTAGGTTCTCAATTTGTTGAGGATTAGGATTGTTATTAATACCTTTTCTCTCTGCAATCTGAGACTTAGTTAACTCATCAAGAGTTATATTTGCTGTAAGTTTCATTATTATAGTATACTTAAAATTTTCTTACGATCCATGTATATTTCTGTTTTAGCTTTTACTTTTTTACAAGTAAATACTACTCTTTCTGGGTTTACCTCGTTTTGCGCGATGCGCTTGGATTTCAAACAATCGGATAACGAGTTTTTGTATACATGTTCTATCATATTTCCGTTTAAAGTTAATATTAGTGCAAATACAGTTTCTATCATTTTTTATAATTATCCAATGTTATTATATCTGGATTATCCTTCATATATTGTTCTTTCAATACTGTCCAATAACTAACTTTTGGATCGAAGTCTCTTTCACCAAAAGACTGCGCAGACATAACACCTAATTGCGTACACTGATTTATTAATTCTGCAAAAGCAGGAGGCGGTGGGTTAATTCTAGGCACTCTTTTACATTCTTTTACAAGTTCTAATTGTGTTCTTAATTTTTGTCTTAGTCCTTGTTCTTTAGCAAACTCTTCATCACACACAGGTCCAATAGATTTTCTCCATCTAAAGCCAACAACTTGATCTTGATTTTCAGCGCTTGTTCCTGTCTTATATTCACGCTGCCTTACTTCTGTGTATGCTTCCCAACTCCCTTGATCACAAGAGTTTGTACCATCATTTAAATATTCATTACGTGCTTCTGCATTTACAGTAGCAATAATCCCTACTAAAATACTAGCGATTAAGATCCTTAATATCATATGCGTGCTCCCTAACTTGATCTGCTAATTGTCTATATAAATTTTCAGCCATCTCCCACGTTGCTTCAGCTGCAGATAATCTTGTAGCAACCTCTGTCAACTTATCTTCTGCCACTGTTAAATCTCTTGATAAGTTAACGATGGTTTGTTTGTTCGCTTCAATGGTATCAGTTAAACTTAATACGTATCTAACTGATGTAAATGTTCCAGCTAGTATTGCTGCTACCACAGGAACAATAACTATATTCTTTTTAACCCATTCAAATTTAGACAATTTAATTTTTTTCATTATTGATGACCGCTCCCGTTTCTAATTAACTTTTCTACGTCTTCAGTTAACTTCTCAGTTCTTTTTTTTAAAAATTCTATATTGACTGCATTGTTTCTCATACTTTTAAGTTCTGCTTCTACGTCTTCTAATAAACCACTAACGTGCTCCACAATCATAAAAAGTTCTGCTTCTCCAGCTGATTGACCTAACTCACCTCTTGGATATTTAATTCTAAACTCTGTGTTTTGCTCTAAATCTTTTTGCATTAATTCTATTTTTGTGGCGTGATTGTTGAGTGTTTCGTGTAGGCCAAAATAAGCCCACGTCCCGATGGCAACCATCGCGATCAAACTAGCAACCGTCTTCATTGGCATCTGTACGGCAGCGGATTCAGAAATTTTTAGGGCCATAAACTACCTGTTGAATCTAGACACGATCCAGTCCCAGACAGCTTTTATCTTGTCCCAAACTTTGCAACAAATTGCTTTACATTTATTAATCATGTTTTTTCTCCTCAATTTCGTAGAAGAACTTATCAGTATCTTCTGTTTTCCATTGACTTGTGTTTTCTA